AACGTGCGGAGCCGAACCCTCAGCCATAGTGGGAGTCCCAAGAGACTCGGCTATCTTGGATTGGCCCCGCACGATAGAGAGTGAACGGGGAAACGCCACGTCGCAAGTGTAGACCTTTTACCATGAACCTACGACGTTGCCGCACTAACGGATTCGGCGTGTTCGGATCATGGCGACAGGCCTAGGCGTCTTAGATGCTTGCGCTACTGCAAACATGACAGCCCGCGCACCGTAGACGCCTCCTCGACCCATGGGTGCCGTGAGCACCCAACCACCTTGTCTGCGGCTTACCGTCGAGGACGCTAGGTGTTCCTGTAGCACTTGGGAGCCGTCGTGCCTCAAGGCCTTGCGGTCAAATAGGTCGAGCAGCGTTTGGGTTGCAGCTGCGGCCTCGCGCTGTCCGACCAGGCTATCGAATGGTGACCGGAGCCGGTCGACATAACCGGGGGTCACTTGGACGTACACCGTTGGGTGTTGGTTCCGTATTTCTGCTAGTCGAGCATCGACTTCGGGCATGGTCCTGTGGGTGGTCAGTTTGACGCCGATGTTGCCGTCATCGAGGGGCGCGGCTATGGCGACAGCGTGGCCCATTCCGTCAAAGTCACATTCGACGGCCACCGACCAGGTGCCCTTTTCGGGAAGTCTTAACTCAGGGTCGAGCGTTCCCGTCCAGGCTGAGTCTTTCAGCCAATGGTCGGAACGGATCACCCATTGGTTTAGGTATTCCCTACGCCAGGCACTTTCCTCGACGTTGGCCCATTGCTGGCGCAAAAATGTTTCGCGTTTGGGTGTCCATTCGGGACTAGCCCATTTCCACGTTTCCACTAGGTCGGGGTTTGCCTCGGCTGGTGCTGACCATTCCAGGAGCAGGACTTGGCCGGGGTCTGGGTCGTCCAACCGGTCGAGGGCCCGCTGTCGGTATGCCGTCATCAGATCCGAGGTCGAGTCACCTGCAGTTGAGACTAAATAGATCTGGGGCTGATTCCTCTCGGCCATTGTGGGACTGAGCGCATCATCAACCACCGTCCTCGGGATTTTCCAAGCCTCGTCAGCAAAGATCATCGAGCAGCTGTAGCCGACGCCTGCCGAATCGTTAGCGGCATGGATGAGCCATCGATCGCCTGAGGGTAGTTCGATCCCTGCGTTTTCGTTGCCCCACCGGGTCGCTTTCTTACCGTACTTCTCCACGGCCCATAATCCAGCCGGGCGCATCACTTCCATAGCGGTCGAGCGACGATTTGCTACGTGCAGGATCGTCTGCGGTTCTCCAAAGAGATCCGCGTGGTGCAGCCGCCACATGCACACGGCCCGCGACAGGACCGACTTCCCTGACTGTCTCCCTACCGTGATCATCACCGTCGGCCAGACCAGGGCGCCTTCCTCGTCATGCTCAAGGGCGCGACTGAGCGCATACCGTTGCCAGTCACGCAAAGTCAGACCAAAAGCCTCCTTCACCCACTCCGCAGCCTGCGCTCCGTAGGACCCCCGTACCCGCTCAGGTGTACCCGACTCCAACCGGGGCAAAACAAAGCCTTCTAGGTGCGTTCTAGGGCTTTCTGGCGGCATCTGAGCGTTCTTGGCCCCTCTGGGGGATAGAAGCGAGGGGGCGGCGGGAGTGCTAATGGCCCGTTTTAAAGCGGAACTCGTCGTTGATGCGACTCTTTTTGTGTTCGTTCGAGCTGCGCCGAGTCGTCCGCCGTGTGATCGGTTGCAGTTGAGGTGGGCTATGCCTGATCCGTCTAGTCCTGGTGCTATGTCCCCTGTTTCTGATAGTGGTGGTTCGTGGTCTGCGCTTGGTCCTTCTGGGTGTGATCCCGGTAGTGACATGTCGACTGGGTATCCGCAGCGGATGCAGACTGGTTCGCATTGTTTGAGCACTTGGGTCCGCCATGCCCGGTATGCCTGACTGTTTCTTGGGTTCACTTGCTGGTGCCTCGCATGATGCGTTCGAGGGCTTCGCCGGGGTACCCCTTGAGGCGGGCGGCCTCCCGGTCTAGCCACCTGCGGTGGGTGTCCGGTCTGCAGCTGCTGCATGGGACGGTGTCGGCTTTTGCTGCGGTGAGTGGTGCGTCGCGCCAGCCTCGATGGCAGTCGAGGTGTTGGCAGAGACAGCCGGGCTTTCGACAATGCGCGTCGTAGAGCGTTGTGTTTGTCATGCGTTTCCCCTTTGGTTGTTGTCGGCCGGTCTCGGTCTCGGGCTGGGGCCCGATCCCGGCCTACCCGTGTTGTCGGTTTTAGGTATGAGTCCCCTACCTAGGGGTTGTGGTCTACACGCGGCCGGTGCTATTTCCTCCGTCATTCCGGTCAAGCGTCTATCGGGCACTAACAACGCCGGTCCCGAAATACCTCGGCACTCATCGTTTACGTCTCCATCTCGGCTATGAACTGGTCAACCGTCTGCAACTTGTCAAGGTTATCGAGCAGATAATCGAGCCCTGCATTTGTAATTTCTGATGTTGCATTTACCTGGTCTCGACCATCGAGCATCAACAGCCCATTGATCGCCCCAAGTAGCGCGTCATCGACAATCCCGCGTTCCCTGAGTTTCCCTGACAGCAAGCCCATCTGCTTAGGCGTCAGCGGCTTAGAGTCATAGTGACGTGCTGCTGGCCCGTTGAGGCGGTCTGTAGGCCTCGGCGTGGACTTGGAGTAGTAATCCTCCGAGTCAGCGTCTGTCGTCTTGTAGACCCCTTCACGGGCCTTGGCAGATCTCACCTCGTCAGCGGTTGCCACGCCATTCTCGATACCGATGCCAATCGCGGCCAATGCTCGACCCCAGCATGACGTTTCCAAGTTCTGGATCTCCGAGCCACGTGTGTACGGCGTCAAACCAGGTATTACTTCCATAGCCGTACCGATACCCGGTCGGTTGTCGTCTGGCGTCCGGTAGGCGTAGGCCCGGCCAATCGCCCAGGTCTTTCCGCAAATCTCGGTAATGATCGGCTGATCGAGCTGCAGCGAACCCTCGGGATGCTTCTTGTAGAAGTCCCGCATGCGCTGTGCCACGGTCACGTAATCGGCTAGGTCAAATGACACGGCGGCGCTCCTTTTCCAAACCGTTGTGATTGTCTCCGTAATGCTGAAAGTAATTCTTGTAGCCACCAGTCCCAAAGGCTTCGCATAGTTTGCAAATCCATTTGCCATTATCGAGCACAGCGTCACTCATCGACGGGCTCCTGGTCTAGAGATTTGGCAAGCATTCTATGCAGGTCGATGGTCTGCTCGAGGCTGAACATGGCGCATGTCAGGTTGCGGTTGTCGTTCATCCACACCTGAACGGTATTACCTGACCGTGCGGCCTCAATGTGCAGCTGCGATCCGCCGATTCGTTGGACTCCCATCATTTCACCGCCAACTCGATGAATCCAACAAGGATCATGGCTCCGATGATTCCGCAGCAGAACACAAAAGTGTTTAGCCACATGACTTGACGCTTTTGCCTATCGTGAGGGCGTGCGTAGGGCTCCAATGGTGTTTCCCCTTTCCTTTCCAGTAAGCCCGCCAGAACACGGCGTCCTGAACGGTTGCGGGTGCCTTGTAGGGCCGGATTCCGACCCACTCCGCTAGACCCGCGAGTTTCGCGTAAGCGTTCCAAGTGGACTGGATGAACTGGTAAGCGCCTGATCCGTATTTGCCATCGGCTTTGTAGCGGCCGTGGGATTCGCGCCACATGACGCATTTGCGGAATGGTTCGGCGCTGTGGACGTACCACGGTCCTTTATAGGCGCTGTCAGGGATGCTTGCTGGGCCTGAGGCAACAGCCAGCCATATCGCGAGCCCATCGATCACTCGACCTCCGATGTCGTAATTACAGTCACGTTTTGCCCTGCAGGGTGGCGTCGGACTGCTTCGACGCTCTTGGCCAAGATCCGATGGTGGCCGCCTGGCGTAACCCAACCGTGCAATACGCCTGCTTCGAACCACCTAATGACCGTGTTAATTGACACGTTTAGGTCTTTGGATGCTTCCCCGGTTGTCATATACATGACATCGAATATAGAGAGTTCTTAGAACTTGGCAATAGTGACACGCCATTACTCAAAATATTCGCTGAGATCTTCCTCGACTGGCTGCTGTATCTCTGTCGAGAATCCCAAGGTGACCGTAGGGCGCTGTTCCTCCTCTGGCTCCTGGATTAGAGCTGCAGCAATGCCCGAGACATCCATGAGTAACTGCCGGAAAGTGTCACGTGAAACGGGCTTGTCCCACTCGATGGAGACATCTCCGACCGTGATTTTCAGCATGGCCTAGCCAGACCCTCGGCAATGATCATGTAGCCGATGGAGTCCAAATAGTCATCGCGGGCGTAGCCTGATGCGCTACGCGCAATTTTCACCATCACCATGCACATGGCTACCTGATCCGGTGTCACTTCAGACCCGAGGTAGGCGCTCCACATTGCGGCCACGCGACGGTGCGTTTCTATCGGGTCGCCGTGCGTTTCCCATCGGTCGACCTCGAGCAGGTCAAGGGCTTGTGCCGGCAGGTGTCGGTCTATCATGGTTTCCCCTCAGATTGGTCTCGTTTTGCCGTTGGCAAGGACTTTGCACCAGGTACCGCATTCACAGACGGATTTCATCCACGCGCCTGTTCGTGTGTACGTCAGACCCGTGGGGGTCAGTTTGGTTGAGCCGCAGGCCGGACAAGTCGACTGGTCCCCGGTCCATAAGCCGATATGCGGGTGCTTGATCCACGGGGCCATAGTCCTGTAGAGCAGCTCCGTGATGATGACGTCTTGGCAGTTGTATTTCTTGAATTTCTGCCATGCCCGGTCGTCCTCCTCGAGCACTTTCTTCCAGAGCTGCGAAACGCCGGTTTGTAGTTATGTGGGCAGTTCGAGCTGCTCGGTGATGTAGCCGAGCCGATTGCTGGCCCATTTGTATCGTCGACGGTTGATCAGGTATAGGTCGAGGTCGATCCACGGGGATGGTGGCGGCATCCCTTCTTCGATGAATGAGCGCATGAGGTGGGGCACGTCGAATCTGACGCCGTTGTAGGTAATGAGAACGTCGGCTTCGTTGAGGAAACTCCATGCGGCTTGGATCATTTCGCCGGGGTCATTGTGGTACTCGGAGAAGAAATGGACCTTGGATTCCCCTAGCCATTTACCGGCCCAGCAAAGTATCCGTGAAGGCGTGACGATTTTGTCGGGCGTTATGCGGGCATCGTAAAGATCATACGTGTAAGCCAGGTGCGGGCTGGTCTCGATATCGAGCGTCAGCACGCGGGGCCGCATGGCTACGCTTGCCCAAATATCGGAAGCGGGAACGGGCTTCCATCTTTCTCGGCGGCCTTCAGGAAACTCACGTGGATATGGTCGCGGTGCCCATAGCCTCGACCTCGCCATTGCCACCGGGTTTTAGCGTAGGTGCCGCTGGCTACCTGGTCGTTAAATACGACGTAGCGGATGCGGTTAGAGCCGGGCAGGCCTGACTTCGCATAGGCCACGATTTCATTGGCCAGGCGTTGCGCGTCGCCGGGCTTGCCTAGGTCGGCGTCGATATCGATGGCGTGGACCCATCCTGCAGCGTCTGGGTTGTGGTCGCTGATGCGGGCTTGATGGGCTTTATCGCCAATCCATCCGTCTGAGCGTTTATCGCGCTTAGGGAAACGCTTATCGATTTGGGACCTGAGGGTGACGCCTGAGGCTACGAGTTTAGGCATAGTCCTCTCCCTCGATCTCGAATTCTTCGCCGGTGGCTACGTCAGAGAGTCGGGGTGCAGCGGACAGCCCGTAGCGCGGGTCCTGCCGGTTTAGGGCATTGATGAGGACGGGCACGACTGCAGCTGTAAGCGCCATGATCAGCGGGTGTACCTGGGCGGTGGCTACGTAGGACGCGAGAGCTCCGAGCGCGGCACCAAGGGCGACTTTGACTAGGGAGCCTTCCCATGTGGTGGCTAGCCATGTACCGATCATCAGGCGGCTCGGTTGTGGTTATCGATGTGAGAGTCGAGCCGGGTGCGTACTTCCCTCACGTCGACCTCGATACGCGACAGGGCGTCTTTCATTGTCGAACCGCTGTTGGGTCGAAACTCTCGAAGGATGGAAAATTGGGCCCTAATGAGCCAAAGCACGCCCGCGAGTATGGCTGTTGCTATCCCGATAAGAGGAAGTAGATCAGCCGGGGACTGAATTGTCATGACTCAACTGATACCAAGCGCCGATAAATCATCCATCGTTAGACCCAAACTCAAAAGTTTATCGAGTGCAGCTTCACGAGCCTTGATGGCCTCTAGGGCTGCTTTTTCGGCGGCCTTGTAAGTCTTAATGTCAGCGGCCCGCTGCGCCTTTTCGGCGGCATTAAAATCGCGTTCCGTAATTGTTGGTGGCTCGGTCGTGTAGTCCGTTTCAATAACGTCGGCCATTATGAGTTCCTGTATCCGTAGACGCGAATAGTTCCGGTCATTGTTCCAGCGGAAGAAAGCAAAGTAAGACCGTCATATGAGGTCGAGGTGCTGTGCATACCAGCGATGTATCCGGCAATGCTAGAGGCTGTCAATTTGTTGTACGGGGTCGCAAAATATGTCGGTTTTGCATCGAATGGCCGACCTACCTCTAGAAACGCTTGCCCACCTACGGTGGCGTCAAAATCAATAGCAAGCATTGACGTAGTGTCAGTAAAGGTAGAATCAGAGGCAAAAGTAGCATTGCCAGCAGCTGTGCTTTTTGTTCCGTAAACTACTGCGTAGGAATAGTTGGTGGTTGCGTCCGTTCCTGAAATTCTGTTTCGAAGTCTGGCATATCCTCCGGTGCTTCCGCTGGTTATGTTGACAGCGACTCGGTAATTGTCATATGTGGCACTAAAAATGCCGTTCAGGCTGACGTTTGTGACTCCACTAAACGTTACGGCGCCTCCTGACAATGAGGCCGAACCTCCCGTGTTGGCGATCGAGGTAGGGGTGACTTGCAAAAGTCCCGGAGTAGTAGCAACGGGCGCGGAAGTAAATACCCATGTATCCGTGGCCAGCTTTAGAATTGAACCGTCTGTGTATTGGGCCAAAGTCAATGGAGAACCGTTTAGGGTTACGCCTCCAGCTGCGGCGATGGTTACAGTTCCTGCGCCGAGATTTGTAAAGTTGATCCGCGTACCTGTCGGATAGGCGACCGAGGAATTGGCTGGGATGGTGACCGTGACGCTGGAAGCGTTCGACAGGGTAACGTTCTTGCCCGCATCCGTAAGGACAAGCGTGTAGGTCGTACCGGTTTGGGCATTGATTCCGTTACCGGCATAGGACACGGCGTCGACGCGCTGCGCCACGTTCAGGCTGACGCCCGGCCACGCCGACACGAGGTCGGTATTGGCTACGTACGGGCTGCCGTAGGTAGTGGTTGCCATGTTTCTCCTAGAGCAGATCGGACGGTAGGACGACGTTGTACCATTGAACGGTTGCGTTAGTTGTTCCCCAGGTCAAGGTCGCACTAACTTGGCCCCATTGTACGACTGCATACGAATATCGCGGGTCTGACAGGCTCAGAGTCAGGATATGTTGCCCTGGCGTATAGACCTCAGTCCAGCCTTCCACGACGCCCAAATAGTCCTCGATTGGGTGCGGTGGCGGTACGTCATTGACTATGACTCGGGAACCGGACAGGAGACCTAGGACTTGGCCAAGTTTCGGGTTAGTCAGGTTATGAACAAGGATTTGGACGTTTTGCAGCGCGTAGTGCGGTTGGGCCTGATTACGCATGATTTCGTCGGCCCGGTCATCGGCATCATAGGAATGTTCAAGCTGCGTGGCGACGGTCGTGGCGCGACGGCCGTAGAGAGCGATGGAGTCGGCATCCGTCGAGGTCGTCGAGTGGTTGCCTTTGTACGTGACCGTTACGTCATTGAGGACGGTCTGAAGGTTGTTTTTCCAGACTGGTTCCCAAATGATTGAGGGATTGTCCAGCGTTACGGTGATCGGGAAGCCGTCGGTCGACTGGTATACGTCGGCCCATGAGTATGGAACTGCCTGCCATTCGTCGGACACGTCGAGCCACGTAGAGGGGTTATATCCATAGCCTCGGCTGCTGTAGGACTCCCAGAAAACGGTGCCATCGGGGAAGTCTCCTACGGTGCCACCGACTTGAGTTCCGAGGTCGGTCAGCAGCGTTAGGGCGTTGTAGCCACCATCCTGAGGGTCGAGAAGCTGCTGTTCCAAATAGGGGGCAACGTTGGAATAGTTGACTAGGGCGGTGTCGGTCAGGATTGCTTCTACGCGGTTTTTCAGCGTTTGCTTCGCGTACCCGCTAGTGCCTATTTGGATGTAGCCAAGTTTTGCCATATGGCCGGTGCCCGTTAGTTCAAGCGTGGGGACATAATTGCCCTGGTATGAGTAGTCGTGGGTCAGGGTGATATCGGTAACCGTGCCGGTGAACCGGGCCTCCGAGTAGGCCTCAATCTGCAACACGTCCCCAATTTCGGCCGGGATTTCGGAGAATCCCCGTAGGAGGACGCGAGCGTCTGAGGCTTGTGGGGCTGACTGAATGTCATTCCGACCGTGGGAAACGGCGACGTTGTAGACCACGCCATCGAGGTCGAGGGCGGTGCCGTTTATCGATATTTCGGTGATCATCCGAATACTGGGCTAGTGGCTGGTGCGGTCTGGTAGCCGGTGCGGGCGTTGGAGTTCACGATCAGCCGGTTCAGCGCCTGAGCAACTTGCTGCTCCGTCACGACCACTTGCTGTGCAGCGATATTCGAGGCGCGTTCGGCTGCAGCTGCAGTTTTCGCTGCTTCTGCTGCGCTGACGGCTTCGGCTACGGCTGCGGCTATCTCGGCCTTGATATTGGCCCCAATAGGTTTGCCAATGTTCTTGCCGATCTGGCGAAGGCGTTTTTCTTCCTTGCCCAGTTGCTCCACGGTTCCATTGACCAGGCTGATTGCGGATTCCTGCCCGGCAAGGAGGAAGTCGGGCACAAGTCCTAGGGCGAGATCGGACACGGTTTTCTGTACGTCGACCCATGAGGCATTGATCTGAGGTACGAGGCCTTCGTCGAGCAGCTGCTGGCCGAGGGCTGATCCGGCTAAGGGGCCTAGGGACGCGATCTGCTCAATGAGGGACTGGTCAGCTCCTTGGGCTTTGATCGCCGTAAGGACGTTGCCGAAGTATTTAGCCTGGTTGACTTGCGCGTTGAAGGCTTCAAGTAGTGACTGCCCGGTTTCCTTGCCGGTTTCAGCGGCCTGCCCGAGGTTGACATCTTTCAGGATGTTCCCGGCAAGGTTGTCCCTGTAGTCGAGCACGGCTTGGGTGGCGACTTCGAGTTCGCTGGTTTGGGATTTTAGGTCGGTTATGGTTCCGCGAATAACGTCCGATTGGTCTTTCAGGGCATCCGTTAGGACGCCGCTAGCGCCGGCCGTTTTGATTGACTGATCCTCAACCCATTTCTGGTATTCGGCTAGGGCTTTGGATTCCAGGGCGGCATTCATGGCCTCGTGATCTAGGGCCGCGAGGGACTTGCCTAACTTGTCTACGGATTGGATAGGGCCGCCGCCGATATCGACCAGGGGACCGCCAGCTGTGGCGCGGAAGTCTTTTAGGGCTTGATCGAGGCCCTGTACGGCTGCGGTATCGACTCCGATAAGTTTGCCGAACACATATAGGACGCC